TATCAGCTGAAAGCTGAATTATTCGAATACACTGATGAAGATTTCGACACTGATATAGATGCTATTGATCGTGTCGAAACGGCGAATGCTACATCATATACCTATGCACTTGATTCTGGTACAGGCAATTATACTATCGGTGAGACAATATCACAGTGGACTGGTGTTAATGATGCTGCTGGTAACCCTATCAATATCGAAGGTGAAGTGGCTGGATGGGAGGACTTAGGTCTTACCACGGGCAACTTAACAGTGGTTTCACTGGTTACTACCGATGGCAAGTTCAGACAGTTATATGTTGATCCTGATCCACTTAAACAGATTATTGGCACAGAGTCAGGTACGGCATACAATGTTACAACTGCTGATATTGCAACTAATTTTAACCGAGATGGTTATGCTAACAATGATATCTTTGATGCCGAAGCACAGGATATAATAGATTGGACAGAGACTAATCCGTTTGGAGATCCATAATGTTTGAAAATCATTTTTATAACGAGCATACTCGTAGAACTGTATCGGTATTTGGATCTTTATTCAATGACATCTCTGTTGTTAAAACTGATAGCAGTGGCAATGTTCTTAAGAAGATTAAGGTTCCATTAGCTTATGGTCCTAGACAAAAGTATTTAGTTCGATTAGATGATAAGAACGATACCGGTATTGCTATTAAGATGCCACGATTATCATTTCAAATTACTGATATGTCGTACGATGGTGCAGCTAAAGTTAATAAACATAAACGATATACTAAGGTAGATCCATTAGATAAGAAACATATAACATCATTAACGGCTCCAGCGATATATAAAGTAGGATTCGAGTTAAATGTTTTAGCCAAGACCCAAGACGAAGCACTACAAATATTAGAGCAGATCTTGCCAAGATTCCAACCAGATTATACAGTGACAATTAAAGATATTCCTGAAATGGATTTAACCGCTGATATCCCTATTGTATTAAATGGTGTGACTATGAATGATGAATGGGAAGGAGAATTCTCTACATCACGAAGAGTTATTATATATACATTAACATTCGAAACACGTATTAGATACTTTAAAGGTATCCAAGATCGCAGTGTTATTAATAAGACCGAAGTATATTATAAAGATAATGATTCTAGAGAGAATATAGAAGTACAAAAAGTTGATGGTACAACCACACCATATACGGAGACAATAGACTTCTTTAATTAATTAATAGGTACTATATTATGAGTGATTTAGATAAAGATTATGTACATGTGAGAGATTCTCTGTATGATTTAAGCGAGCAAGGTGAAGAAGCTATTGAGCTTATGATGGAACTTGCTAGAGAATCTGAACATCCCCGCGCATTTGAGGTGTTAGGACAACTAATCAAACAGAAAGCTGATATTAACGACAAGTTAATGAAGCTACACAAATCAAACAAAGAAATTAAAAAGGTGGATGCATTAGATCCAGCATTGCCGAATGCTACTAATAACAATGTGTTTATTGGATCTACTACAGAATTACAAAGAATGCTACATAATGAGAAAGTGATTGATGTTGAACCAGAAGACTGAATCATATCTCGGAAACATTAACGTTAAACGTGATGGTGTTTCACAAGACTGGTCTAAAGAAGACATATTAGAATATCAGAAGTGTATGAATGATTCTGTATATTTTGCAGAAACCTATTGTAAAGTGATATCACTAGATGATGGTTTAGTTCCCTTCAAACTATATGATTATCAGAAGAAGATGTTTAATCATTTTCAAGATAATAGATTCTCTATCGTGCTTGCATGCAGGCAGTCGGGTAAGTCTATATCAACAGTTGCATATCTATTATGGTTTGCACTATTCCACTCAGAACAAACAATCGCTATCCTTGCGAACAAAGGTGCTACAGCTAGAGAGATGCTTATGCGGATCACTCTTATGTTGGAGAACCTACCGTTCTTTCTCCAGCCCGGCACTAAAGCCTTAAATAAAGGTTCTATTGAGTTTTCTAATAATTCACGATTAATTGCTGCAGCAACATCAGGTTCATCTATTCGTGGTATGTCAATTAACCTACTGTACCTTGATGAGTTTGCGTTCGTAGAAAATGCTACAGAGTTCTATACAAGTACATACCCTGTAATATCAGCCGGTAAAAATACAAAGGTTATTATTACATCTACAGCTAATGGATTAGGTAACATATACCAGAAGATCTATGAAGGTGCATTACAAGGCACTAATGAATTCAAATCATTTAGAGTAGATTGGTGGGACGTTCCAGGCAGAGATAAAGAGTGGAAGCGTATGACTATAGCTAATACGTCCGAACTACAGTTTGACCAAGAATTTGGTAACAACTTCCATGGAACCGGCAATACACTAATTAATGCTGAGACTCTCTTAGCGCTTAAATCTAAAAGGCCTCTATCAGTAACGAATAACGTTAGTATATATGAAGATCCTATTGCCGGACATAACTATATAATGTTTGTTGATGTTGCCCGCGGCCGCGGTATGGATTACTCAACGTTTAATATTATTGATGTATCAGAAAAACCATTTAAACAAGTGGCAGTATTCAGAGATAACATGACAAGTCCTTTATTGTTTCCTGATGTGATATACAAGTATGCTAATCATTACAACGAATGCTATGTAGTTATTGAAAGTAATGACCAAGGTGTTGTTGTATGCAATGGATTATATTATGACTTAGAATATGAGAATGTATTCGTCGAGAATTATACTAAGGCTAATGCTGTTGGTGTTACTATGACTAGGAAGGTTAAACGCATTGGTTGTTCTACAATTAAAGACATATTAGAGCAAAGCAAGTTAGAGATAGTAGACTCCAATACCATACAAGAAATGTCCACATTTATATCTCGTGGTTCTAGTTATGAAGCGGATCACGGCAATCATGATGACTTAATGATGAACCTAGTTATGTTTGGATATTTCACTACAACACCATGGTTCGCAGAGTCTACTGATATAGACATGAAAGGTATGTTATATGCTGAGAAGGTTAGGCATATCGAAGATAGTCTTATCCCTATTGGTGTTATGGGCGATAATAGTCCTGGGGTACATCATCCATTAGGTGATGGCTGGGAAGTATGGAAAGGGTAATAGTTATAAATAACTATATTGAATATAAACGTATTATGAATTTTCTCATTATTATTAATAAAGGTATAAATATATGGCATTTCTAGTCTCACCTGGTGTACAGGTAAAAGAAATAGATTTGACTAATGTTATTCCAGCCACTTCGGCTTCTATTGGTGCTATTGCTGGGTCATTCCAGTGGGGTCCAGTTGATGAAGTTATTACAGTCGGCAGCGAAAAACAATTAGTTAATATCTTCGGACAGCCGAATGACGATACGTTCTCGTATTTCATGGCGGCTCAACAGTTCCTAAGTTACGGTAACACTTTACGTGTTACTAGAGCGGTAGGTGCTTTAGCAAAGAACGCAGCAGACAACACATCGTCTCCAACACTAATTAAAAACGATGATCATGCAGAAACTATTACTAATGTAGCATGTGCAGCTAAATATCCTGGTGTTATTGGTAGTAATATCAGTGTTGATATTTGTACAGCTGATAGTACAGTGTTTGATGATTGGGCGTTTAAAGATCTATTCAACGCGGCACCAACAACTTCAAGTGCAGTGGCAGCTGTTGGCGGTTCAAACGATGAAATGCATGTGGTTGTGTATGATCGTACTGGTGCAATCACAGGTGCGGCTAACACAGTTTTAGAAACATACGAATATGTTTCTCAGGCTTCAGATGCTTATTCATCAGATGGTACTTCTAATTACTTTAAAAATGTAATTAATAGCGGATCAAACTGGGTAAGATTGCTTGGTAATCTTGCAAATTCACATGATGATACATTCCAAACTCCTGCAACTGGTACTACAGATTTAGAGTATACGTTGACAGACGGTTTTATTGTAGCTCATGGAACTGATACGTTCAGAGTATTTGTTGATGGCTCTGAGTTAATCAATGATGATACTACTTCACCACCAACTGTGCATTGGACAGCGCTTACAGACAATACGATTGTTTTGGCTGCTAATCCTGCTAACGATGTTGAAATACTTATTCAACACTCTAAAGATGTATATGCTAATCTTGGAGATACTGCGCAAGACTCTGATGGCTTTGGTGTTAACTTTGATGCTTTAGTTAATGAAACAGGTACAAACGAATTATATACATTCGAATTAACTGATGGTGTTGATGCTAATGTATTGACTCTTGGAGAATTACAGCTTGGTTTTGATAAATTTAGTGATGCTGAAACTATCGAAATTTCATTAATCATGAATGGTAATCCAATGGCTGGATCTGATGCAACTGCTATTTCTAATAAGATCATTGCTATTGCTGATGCACGTAAAGATTGTGTGGCTTTTGTTTCTCCTCCAATCACTTCTACTGTTAATAATGCTTCTGCCGTTACTAAAGTAATTGAATGGGCCGATTCATTAACACATACCTCATATGCATTTGCTGATTCAACAGCAATATATGTTTATGATAAGTACAATGATAAATATCGTTGGTTAGCTGCTTCAGGTGCTATGGCTGGTTTAGCCGCAAACGCCGATATGGTTGCTGATCCATGGTTCTCTCCTGCTGGCTTTAATCGTGGTAATCTTAGAAATGTTACTAAGATCGCGCTTAATCCTAATCAAGCTGGTAGAGATGATTTGTACAAGCGTTCGGTTAACCCTATCGTATCTTTCCCTGGACAAGGTACAGTGTTATATGGCGATAAGACTTTAGAGTCTAAACCATCTGCATTTGATAGAATCAACGTACGTAGATTATTCATTACTCTTGAAAAGGCTATTTCACAAGCTTCTAAAGCGTCTTTATTCGAATTCAATGATGAATTCACTAGAGCTCAATTTAGAAACATGACTGAACCATTCTTAAGGGATATCAAGGGACGTAGAGGAATTACAGACTTTAAAGTAGTTT